ACAAAAAATTTTTTTCTTTAGGAATATTATAAAAAAATGGCTGGTGGATTAATGCAATTAGTCGCCTATGGCGCTCAAGATGTTTATTTAACAGGTAATCCCCAAATTACCTTTTGGAAAGTAACTTACCGTAGACACACCAACTTTGCGATGGAATCAATTGAACAAACTTTCAATGGTCAAGCTGATTTCGGTCGCAGAGTTACTTGCACCATTTCGCGCAATGGTGATTTGGCTTACCGCACTTACTTACAGATCACTCTTCCTGAAATTGGTCAATTTTTAGGCAACGGTGGTGATGATGTATATGCTAGATGGTTAGATTTCCCTGGCGAGCAATTAATTTCTCAAGTTGAAGTTGAAATTGGTGGTCAGCGTATTGATCGTCAATATGGTGATTGGATGCACATCTGGTGCCAATTAACTCTATCAAAAGAACAAGAACGTGGATACTACAAGATGATCGGTAATACTACTCAATTGACATACATTTGCGATCCAGATTTTGCGGAAGTCGATGGTCCTTGCTCTGCTGATGGCATCCGCCAAGTTTGTGCTCCTCGCAGAGCTCTACCAGAAACAACCTTATATGTTCCCTTACAGTTCTGGTATTGCCGTAATCCCGGTTTAGCCCTACCTTTAATTGCTCTTCAATACCACGAAGTAAAAATCAATTTAGACATTCGCAATATTGAAGAGTGCTTGTGGGCGGTAGACAAACTTGACGGAACTGGTGTAAAAGTTAATAACGCATACAAACAATCGCTAGCTGCGGCGTCTTTATTTGTTGACTACATTTTCTTAGATACTGATGAACGCAGACGCATGGCCCAAAATCCACACGAATACTTAATTGAACAATTACAGTTCACTGGTGATGAGTCGGTTGGTTCGTCATCAAACAAAATCAAATTAAATTTAAATCATCCATGCAAAGAATTAATCTGGGTAGTTCAACCAGATTCGAACGTTGATTATTGCTCTTCGATAACAGCGGGCAGCGAACTAAATAAACTATTAGGTGCTCAACCATTCAACTACACTGATGCGTTTGATGCCTTACCAAATGCTGTTCATGCGTTTGGTGGCAAGCAAGCAATAAGTTCGTCGGGAGCTGGCCATACTAACTTTATTAATGCCAGTGGAATGTTCCAAGACCCATTTGCCAATGATGTTTCTACAAGCGGAGCAGTCGCGAGTGGATGGGGGGGTGCCTCCAACACTACAGACTCGGGTGTTTCGGATGCTGGAACTTTCGTCTTAGCCGAAACTGCCTTAGACATGCATTGCTGGGGTGAAAATCCAGTCGTTGTTGCCAAATTACAATTAAACGGCCAAGACAGATTCTCGGAACGTGAAGGAACATATTTCGACTTGGTTCAACCTTTCCAGCACCACACTCGCGCGCCAGACACAGGCATTAATGTTTATTCGTTTGCGCTAAGACCAGAAGAACACCAACCATCAGGCACATGTAATTTCTCAAGAATTGATAATGCCACATTACAGTTAGTGTTATCCAATGCTACTGTTTCGGGTGTAAGCACTGCTAAAGTTAGAGTTTATGCTGTTAACTACAACGTGCTCCGCATTATGTCGGGTATGGGCGGTCTAGCTTACTCGAATTAAATATTTTTTAAATTACTAATATTTTTCTATTAAAGTTTTCTTTTATTAAAACAAAACTTTAGTGCTTTTTAAATATATATTGTAAAATATATAAGCATACTATGAAAATATCATTAGTCATAAATAGTTTTTATATTACATATATTTTTTTACTTACTACTTCTGTAATTACATTTATTGAAGCTTTAAGAAGTCCTATTCCACAAGTCCGTCATATTTTAAATTTAGAAACTTGTATTTCGGTTATTGCTAGTTACTTTTATGGATTATTTATAGCCGAAATAAATAAATCACAAAATAAAGAAAATAAAGAAAATAAAGAAAATAAAGAAAATAAAGAAAATAAAGAAAATAAGTCTGTCGACAACATTCCTATAGAAAAAATTAATAATATGCGCTATTCTGACTGGGTAATCACTACTCCTTTTATGTTATTGGCCCTTTCTATGGTATTAGGGTATGAAAATAAAATAGCAGTTAGATTTAAACCATTTTTACTAGTTATATTTTTTAATTTTTTAATGTTGGGTTTCGGATATAGTGGGGAAATAGGTTTACTAAACAGGGGTTTAGCCAACTTTATAGGTTTTATATTCTTTTTTCTAACATATGGCACAATATGGAAACTTTTTATGACATGTTCAAAAGTAACATATCAATCTAAAGTAATATTTTGGTTATATATAGGTTTGTGGTCTTTGTATGGAGTATTTTATCAAACAAATGAAGCAACTAAAATGATAGGATATAATATGTTAGATTTAGTTGCCAAAGCGTTTGTTGGAATTTTCTTTTGGTTATATTTAACCAAATCTGTAGTATTTTAATGTTTTATTTTAGTATAAATGAATATTATTTCAAATACTATAATTACAAAAGAGGATTGTAAGAGAGAAAGAAAGCATAATGCTGTAAAATTACCAGAAAATATAGAACAATGTGATCTACCTATTTATGTTAATTATTATAAAGAATGCTATGATCAAAAAAACAAATGCTATAGAGAATATTTTAAAATAGAAAAACATCCTCACAATATACATGATAAATTGTATGTATCATCTAAATCAAATAAAATAAATATATTAGAAAAATTAGAAGAAATTAAAAAAATGTTATTAATTATTGAAGAAGAATACGAACATTATAAAAAAAATAATGAAACACAACTGGTTGTAAAAGACGTTATTCAAGAGGTTGTAAAACACGATATTCAAGAGGTTGTAAAAGACGATATTCAAGAGGTTGTAAAAGACGTTATTCAAGTTTCTAATATTTCACAAAACAAAAAAATTTCAATTGTCTTACCAAAATATATTGCTATCAGAAAACACGAAACAGAAGCCCATAAATATTATTTAATATACGATAAAAAATCAGGCACCAAAAGAAATACATTAAAAGCATTATGTTCAAATTCAACATTATTAAAAACAAATTTAGAACTATTTATAAAAAAAATAGAAGAAAAATTTGATACATAATACATTACAAAAAATATATAAATATATAAATATATAAATATTGTTCTTGTAATGTTTTTAAAATTAAAAACAAAAAATTATAAATTCAAAATATTACTCTTAAATGATGATATAATGTATTTAGTGAATAATTTAACAAATATAAAATGTCATGTTTGTAATAAAAAATATAAACTACAACACGATTTTTATAAGAAACAAAGCAAATTTTATTATTGCTCTAAAAATTGTTATCATTTTATTTAATCAACATGGATTTTTAGCTTCTATTAACCATTGAATACTTTTTTTATCTAAAATTCTTGTATTATTAAAATGTTGTTTTAATAATTCAAGAATATTTACACTATGTGGTCCGGGTGGGTCGCATTTATAGACTTCATCAACAATACCTATATACACTACTCCGTCTGGATTTAAGAGCTCTTTAATTTTAATCATTACATTATTATATTGTAAATAAGGCATATTCCATAAAAAGCACGTAATTATATCAAATTTATTAGAATTATCCATTGTTAATAAATCTTGCTTTAAAAGTGTGATTTTTTTATTACCCCACATCTCATGAAAACGTGAAGAATCTATATCAATACCCACAACACTTGATGCGCCAACTTTTACTAAATTTTCACAATTTGCTCCATTTCTTGTTCCAATATCTAAGCAACTTTTATTAATAAAATTACAGGAATTTTTCGATAATTGATTATAAACATCATAAGCATAATAGTCAAAAATCATTTTAATAATAAAAAAAATAATTTATAATTAATATTATCAATTTTTTTATAAAAAAAATTAGATTATAAACAAACTTAATTTATGCTTTAAAATTTACGATAAATTTCACTTATTACTTCTACTAATTCATTTGCTAGTTTGTCCTCATCAATATCAAAGAAGCAATGTATTTTATCAAGGATTAATGAGGCTTCATCATGCGGCCATAGTTCCCTATCTCCCGGTTCACGCAATATTGTATTATATACATAAGTTATTACAGGAATGTCTTGACAAGTTATGTTAACTTTCTTTATATGTTCAATATAATCTTGAACAAATGGCAAATCTATAGTAAATGTTTGAGGATCTAAAGTCATCCTATATTTCAAATATTCTTGTATCAAAATTTCATTAACATAAGCATCATAAATAGTTCGCGCACATATGTTTTTAAATTGATTTTCTATAAATGCTCCTGTAAGTAATTCAATGTTAAGATGGGGTTCATAATTGGTTTTTTCAATTAGCATTTGCTGCTTTAACATTTATTATTGATTAGTGATTAGTGATTAGTGATTAGTAATAAAAATAAATATGTAATCAATTTTTTTGTGTAAAGTATGTTTTTACTATACTTTTTAAGCACTAATATTAGATGTTGTATTTATAACTTTATAAGCTGTATATTTCTTTAAAGTATTATTAACAACTAACTCAGACTTGTTCTTTTTTATTCCCACAAAATATAGATCTTTTGTCTCATCGTTAAAGTATGTATCCCATGTTGAAAATAGAACATTTAATGGTAATACATCATTTAAATCTATTTCTGTAAGATTTTTATAATAATCTGACATATCTTCTATATTACCTAAAGTACCATAAGAATCAGAACGACTTGTTCTTCTTGTTCCATGTTCTGCACGACCAGTTGAAGCACACGTAAAAAAAAACAACCCTCCAGGCTTCAACATTTCATAGATTTTTTTAAATGACTCTTTATATTCTGGGTCATGTTCAAAGCATTCGGTAGATATAATTGTATCAATCGTATTTGCACCGAAGGGTAAATCTTTTGTTCTTGATACAATTGAAACATTTGGTGCTTGTATAACATCATTTCCATGATACTCACAATTTTCAAATAAAAACCGATTATTTCCATTAATATCTCCTGAACCTACATCTAAAACACATTTATTTATAAAATAACTAGAAAATATAGATTTAACAAATAAAGTAAACTTTGTAGCCTGACCGTGCATATATATCTATATACATTTATATGTCTTTATATAAAAAAAAATTGATTTAAAATTTTATTAAATTTATTATAAACATTATTAGTATATTATGGCGCTATTTACTCAAGAGGTTGTTGCTATTATTGATCGTTCAGGTTCTATGTGCGGTAAGGAGCAAGATACAATTGGTGGAGTAAATTCTTCATTTGAAATTATTAAGCAAGATTTAAAACCAAATGAGCAAGTAAACGTATCTATTAAATTATTTGATCACGAAGAAAAATTGTTAATTAGATCATTAAATATTACAGAAGTTAGACCAATTGAATTAAGACAATTTGTTCCACGAGGACAAACAGCATTATATGATGCTATTGGTTCCACGCTTACTTATTTCATGGAGAAAAAACTTCATGATCCAAATTGCTATGACAAATGTTTGATTTATGTTGCTACAGATGGTTGTGAAAATTGTAGTAAAAAATTTAATGCGAAGTCTCTTAAAAAACTTATTACTAGCGCACAAGAATCATATAATATTGAACTCATTTATTTAGGTGCTAATCAAGATGCTATTTTTGAGGCATCCAAAATTGGTATTTTACCAACTCACGCTATTGATTATAGCGAAACACAAGAACATTGTATGTCAGCATATAGGTCTGTTGGAAATGTTGTAAATAGGCAAAAAAGTAGTGCGAGAACAGCATTTACGCAAGCAGAACGCGCCGAATCTTATTCTGGTCCTAAAACACCTGAACCAATTGCTCGAAACAGCGAACCACCTCCTTTAAGACGTCAAAAAAGCATTTACCCTTAAAGTAATTAAATTATTTCATAAAAAATTAATCTATTAAAATAAAAATAAAAAAGCCATGTAATAATTTTTTTATATAATATTGTATAAAAATAAATATATAAATCTTTTATTTATACCAATAAACATGAAGACATATAACTATTTATTCCTCACTTACAATCATCTTTTTACATCGAGGCAGTTTAACTTTAGTGGTTTTTTCAATTAAAGCAATTTGCGCGTTATTAGGTAGCTCTTTATTGCTCTCCCACCTAGATAGCATTAGAAGAAAAAACCCTTATGAAAAGAAAAAATCCAAAAGAAGATAAAAAAAACTATTCGGATAATTTTTTTAAAAAGTGCTTTTATTGTATTATAATATTATAAATTATATTATATATATATAATATAATTATATTATATTATATATGAAAAAAAAAAATTTAAACTATAAAAATTTAAAGTCATATTATTTTATATGTTTGTTTGTTTTAATTATTATTATATATTTAATGTTATATATTATATTTATATATCCATTATATAATTTATCAATAATTCATAGCAAAGATGAAATAGTAAAACTAACACAGCAACTATTTTTAGGTGTAAATGACAGTAAACATTTTAAAGATGTTCATAATTATGAAATCAATGATATAACATTTTTTTATTTATTCTATCTTTTTCAATCTAAAACTTATACTATTTGGTGTGTGTTTCATAGACACAATAAATTTAGTAAAAATGGGAAATTATTACTATATTATTATAACCATCATACAAAACACACTGAAGTTGATAAAGTTAATATTGATTTAAAACATTATAAAACTTATACAGAAAATGGTATTTTACATATTCAATATTTAAATAATTATAAACAAGAAATTGATTTTACTAAAAATACAATGAAAGTATACATTTCAACTAATAAAAATACTCTTGATATGACTTTATATATAGATGATTACAATACAACTATGCCTAGTTTACTAAATAGATATCGTTCAATTAATAAATTAATATCAGTTGACTTAATTGAAACACATTCACCCAATGAATGGGCAAGTGATAATCCATTAATTGGTAAAATAATAAATGGCAAATTCAACAATACTATTATTGAACCAAATAGTAATTTTTGGTTTGATAATTTTATTGGATTTGATAATTTTTTTTTATCTGAATATTATTGGTTTCTTATATTTAATGATAATTGGTTAATATATATACTGTATTACGGACCATATGAAAAAATAAATTCAGAAGAGCTACCTATCGCGTTATATATTAAAAATTGTAAAAATAATAAAATTTATCACTGCAGTCCAGGAGTTTCAGTTAGTGCTTTTAGTTATATTGATAAAGCAATTCGTCCACTTAATATAAATTATAAAAGCAATATTAATAAAAAAATTGGTGACAAAATATTTGATGAATATGAAATAAATTTTGTTTCAAATGAACTATCAATAAATATTAAATCAATTCCAACAAAATCTGTAAGAGTATTATTATATGATTATTATAATGATGATATAATGGAAAATCAAACTAATCTTGATGAATGGAATACAAGATATAAAAATGTATTAAATAATTTAAAATATGTAGAATATATAAATAAAGTAAATGTTGAAATTAATTATGAAAATAATAATGAAACTTTTGAAGCCAATCAAATAGTAGATGCATTATTTCCAAATAATGATTCATTGCCGTCAACCATTAAATGGGATTCATAAATAAGACTTACACTTTTTTAACTTTTTTTAACTTTTTTAACTTTTTTTAACTTTTTTTAAATAACTTATATATATTTATATATAAATATATATAAAATATGTGTTGGAATGAAACAGTATCATTAAACACATTTTTATTCAGTTTTTTTGCATTAAATTTTGCTTATTTTAATAGTATAATTAAGACATATAGCTATCTGTATTTCCTTTCATTTATTTCAATGCAGTTACTGGAATATTTTGCTTGGAAACATTTGAATAATAAGAAAATAAATAGATTTTTATCACAAGTAGGTTTATTTTTAATAACTGTGCAACCAATTTTGTTTATATTATCAGTTCATAATGTTGAATATATAAAAAAATTACAAATTATTTCAGTATATAGCATTTTTTGGTTGTGTACTCTTTTTTATTTTTCAATCGATTTTTCAATGGTCAAATCGCCAAATGGTCATTTGGCATGGAACTGGTTAAGTTTTCCACCACAAATAGTGTTGACATGGATATTATTTAAGTTTATTATATTATTATACGCAAAAGAATATGTAAATTTTACTCTAATGTTAATATTGTTTCTTGTTATTTATTATACTTATTATAAAACAAATACCTGGGGTTCTTTATGGTGTTGGATAGCAAATGTATTTTCTGCTACATTAATAATACAAACATTTTATCCAAATTTTTCAAGTTATTTATTATTTGAAAAAAATATTTTATAAAAAAAAAATGAATACATTGGGTGGGGTTCGAACCCACGAGGCCGAAGCCATGCGAACTTGAGTCGCACCCCTTAGACCACTCGGGCACCAATGCTTAAAAATGAATAGATTGTAGCAACCTATTAATCTTACGTGTAAAATAGTCTTTATATTATTTTTTTATCTATATTTTTATAAAAAATATAAATAAATAAAATAAAAAAAAAGTCTTAATACATTGGGTGGGGTTCGAACCCACGAGGCCGAAGCCATGCGAACTTGAGTCGCACCCCTTAGACCGCTCGGGCACCAATGCTTAAAAAAGTGAATAGATTGTAGCAACCTATTAATTTAACTTGTAAAATTGTCTTTATGTTATTTTTTTAACTATTAATGATTATTATTTTTATTTTATAAAAATAAAAATAAAAATAAAAATAAAAATGATCGTACATTGGATGGGATTTGAACCCATGAGGCCGAAGCCATGCGAACCTAACTCGCACCCCTTAGACCGCTCGGGCACCAATGCTTAAAAAATGAATAGATTGTAGCAACCTATTAATCTTACATGTAAAAAAGTCTTTATATTATTTTTTTTATATTTATAGTAAAACAGTTCTTATAGTTTTATTAATATGATAAATCAAGGGAACATAAAATATGGAAGTTATATTTATAATATATAACTTAATTTGTTGTTGTTTTTTCATATACACATAAACATATTTAATATCAAATGTTCCAAATGTTGCCCAATAACACCATAATAAATTAGTTAAACACGCTAAAAACGAATGATAGAATGAAACGCTGGTAGGTATATAAATATTTATATATAAAAATGGTAAATTATGTAAGATCATATTTCCAATATGAAAAACAGGGAGTGGAAGTTTTTTTCTTATAGCCATTCTCTTAAAAGTTGTGTTATCTATAAAATATGCCCCATTAAATGTTATAAAAATTATATGATTCCAACAATAACATATACTATATAAATAATCATAATTTATATAATTGCTATGAGGTTTAACATAACATAAAATAAATAATGCTATGTTTATGTTTGTAAAAGGAATAATATTCTCTCTAATAATAAACTCCATTAGTAAAATAATAATTAATAATTATTAGTTATGAGTAATAAATATTTAAATTCTATTAATTAATAATTATTAGTTAAGAGTAATAAATATTTAAATTCTATTAATTATGAATTATTTGCTATGCGATATTTCTGTAAAATTCTTTATAATATATTTTATATTTTATATTTTATATTTTATATTTTATATTTTATATTTTATATTTTATATTATATATTTTATATTTTATATTATATAAAATGGCAACTAGACAAGCACCACCCGAAAGTGCTAATAACTTTGCTTTAGGAGCAAAGAAGCGAGGCAATGACGGTAATATATGGGTCATAATACAAACAAAAAATAGTAAGAGGTGGTCTAAACTGAATAATAATAAATTACAGAAAACAAAAAAGACAAACAATCAAGGAACTAATCAAAATAAAACAAATAAAACAAAGAAAACAAAGAAAACAAAGAAAAACATAATTCAAGATATATCATCAGAGAGATTAAGACAACTACTTAAAAAATATAATGTAACAACAAGTGGTTCAAAAGAAAAGATGGCACAAGGTTTATTTAGATTGAGCAGTTCAACAATCGAAAGTACTGATTTAGAATCAATTTATCATTTATTAGATAAGGGTCAAAAAATAAAAGCAACAAAACTCATACAAGATAGAATTAGAAAACCAATCACCAATTATAAGGGAATGTATGAACCACTAACAAAACCAATAAGTTCAATGACGCGCGAAGAGTTAATAAAGAATTTACAAAAATTTAGAACTAGTTGGGAAAAAATTACTACGCGAGACCAAGATTTATCAGATGAACGTTTAAATAGTGAACCAACTGAGAGACTACGTAATCAAATTAAATTTTATTATAGTGATGATGCAAAATTATTAGCCGAAGATTGGTTACGCAAATAAGTTTAATTTTTTAGTTTTCAACAAATTAAAATTGATAAGGTTAGAATTTATTTATTTAACAAATAAATATAAAAATATTATATACATTTTAATGGCACCACTTATTATATCATTTGATGGAAATATTGGATCAGGAAAATCAAGCATTATGCGTTATTTAGAAAAAAACTTCGCAAAATATTGTGCTTCAAAAGACAATAATTGTAAGATCTGCTTTTTACAAGAACCAGTTTCAAGTTGGGAATCAATTGGAGATGCTAACGGAAAAAGTATTATTACGCACTTTTATGAAAATAATGAGCGCTATAGTTTTGCGTTTCAAGTAATGGCATATACTAGTCGTTTGTCTTTGTTAAAGGAAGCACTAAAAGAAGATTATCATGTTATTATTAGTGAACGCTCCATTTATACAGACAAATATGTATTCGCAAAAAGTCTATATGATGCTAAAAAAATGAATCTTATTGAATATCAAATTTATTTAAAATTGTTTAATGAGTTTCAAACTATTTTTCAAGATTTAAAAATAGTTTATATTAGAACTAAACCAGAGATTTGTGATTTGCGTGTGCAACAGCGGGGTCGCCTGGGAGAAACTATACCTATTGAATATTTAAAAGATTGTCATCATTATCATGATGTGTGGTTAAATAACCCAGAAGCAATTGAACAAGGGTTAGTATTAGTCATTAACGGAAACGAAGAAACAAATACAAGCCAATTTATAGACAATAATTTTTACGATGAAGTAACAAAAAAAGTGTATGATTTTGTATTTACATTATAATCTTATATTTAGTATTTAGTATTTAGTATTTAGTATTTAGTATTTAGTATTTAGTATTTAGTATTTAGTATTTAGTATTTAGTATTTAGTATTTAGAATTTTGATACTTTTTTATTATATTTTACTATTTTATAAATGCCCTCGTCACGATCGTTAAGTAATAGAAGTTTAAAAAATAAAAAGGCTACTAAAATTCAGGCAATTTTTAGAGGACGCAAAACGCGACGAAAATTACAAGTCTTACAAAAAGCCAAAATAGAAGATGAAGCTGAGCGTCTCTTTGGCAAAGCTAATAAATCAAAAGCAAAACAAGCTATTATAGACATTGGACTTGATGTAGATCAAGAACGTATTGAATATATGATCTGTGAATTGTTTATTGACCTAAAGAAAGACGATCCCAAGAAATATGCATGGTGGATAGAAAAAGCAAAAGAAAACTTATTAAAACCAAATAAAACTAATGCTTATAAAAAAGAAAATGAAACACCAAAGCAAAAAGTAAATTATAAACGATGCCCTAATGGCACACGAAGAAATAAAATAACTGGACTATGCGAAAAAATCAACTAAGCATAAAATAAATTAGTTTATAATTAATATATTTTAATATATTAAAATGTCATCGCGTAAAAAAGCTTCTGTTTTACTAAATAAAAGTAAAAGTAAAAGTAAAAGTAAAAAAATACCACGCTATATATTATATAATGGAATTGGTGCTAAAAAATCTGGAAAACATACTGAGCAAGAATTTTTAAATATTATGAATAAAACCAGACTGGACGAATTTTGTCCATCATGGTTGGGTAAAAAAAATTATAAACCATGTTCTACTTATGAAAGTATGGATAGTAAAATGGAGAAGTATGCTGTAAAATAT